GGCGCGGTACGTCCTCCCTCTTCCGTTGAAAAAGCATTGAAAACGGCGCAGGGTAATTCCGATAATGAAGCCGTAAGGGTCGCGCGTCGTATTCTCGCCAAGTGAGGTATTGACTGGAAAACCGGCAAGCGACTCGCTCGGGGGAAAGTGGCGTCCCGTTCATCTGGCTCCTGATTTCTCGATGGAGGTGGTTGTCATGCGTCCGAGATACGTGCAGGGCGAGTTTGATTTCTCTCGTGCCGCCGGTTCCGCTCGCGCTAGCCGCTCCAGCGGCTCCTAGACATTGATTCGAGGTGATCCAGTTGGCCAAGACCGCGACAGTACAGCCCAACCTGCCTGACGGCATCGAATGGCCCGAGGCGACCGTGCGATGGTGGGAGCATTTGGCTTCCACTCCAGGCGCGGACTCGTGGACGGAGGCCGACTGGGACAACCTCATGAACGCCGCCCTGATCCACGCGGATATCTGGGGTTCCGGCAATTTCGCCAGCGTGCCCATACTGAACAAGCTGTTGCAGGATTACGGGATCACGCCCGCCGCACGCAGCCAGATCATGCCGGCGGAAGTCCAGAAGCAGGAGCGGCATACGCCGCTCGATGAGATAGCCGAACGACGGAAGCTGAGGGTGATCGAGGGTGGCAAGACGAAGAGGCGTACAGGAACCTAGCTTCGCTCTGGTTCCCAAGCACGTGCAGTCCGAGGGAGGCGAGGCGTGCGCGCTCGCTGCCGGCTACGATATGAAGCCGGACAAGTGGCAGCGCATCGTGCTCGAGGGGTGGCTCGCCACGGATTCGAAGCTGCAATGGGCGGCGTCGGATTGCGGGTGCGCGGTGCCGCGTCAGAACGGCAAGAACGCGATTCTCGAGTTCACGGAATTGTACCTTGCCGCGATCCTCGGCATGAAGATTCTGCATACGGCGCATGAGGTGAAGACCTGCCGCAAGCATTTCCTGCGTATGAAATACTACTTCGAGAACGCGCGCAAGTTCCCCGAACTGGCGGAGTTGGTCACCTATATCCGGGCCACGAACGGTCAGGAGGCCATCGTGTTGAAGAACGGTGGCAGCATTGAGTTCATCGCCCGTTCGAAGAGTTCGGGCCGTGGCTTCACGGTGGACGTGCTGGTGTGCGACGAGGCGCAGGAGCTGACCGACGAGCAGATGGAGGCCATACAGCCCGCCATCTCGTCGGCACCCTCGGGCAATCCGTTGACCATCTACACGGGCACGCCGACCCCGCCGACTTCGCCGGGCACGGTGTTCGCGCGCATGCGCCGCAACGCGCATCGCGACAAGCCGCCGAAGAACCTGTGCTGGTTCGAATGGGCGGCGACCGAGATCGGCGACGTGCACGACCAGCAACGCTGGTACCAATACAATCCATCGCTCGGCACCCGCCTGTTGAAAAGCGTGGTCGTTTCCGAGTCGGAGAAGATGACGCCGGACGGTTTCGCCCGCGAACGTCTCGGCTGGTGGAACGATCAGGCCGGCGCGCTGTCCGATATCGATGTTGACGAGTGGGCCAAGTGCAAGACCGACAAGCCCTGCATGGACGGCTACAACTCGTATGCGGTCAAGTTCAGCGCGGACGGCGCGAACGTCACCCTCGTGGCGTGCGTGCGCCCGCCCAGCAAGTCGAGTGAATTGCCTCACGTGGAGGTCATCGCCTCGCGCAGCATGCGCGGCGGCACCGGCTGGCTGGCCGACTGGCTGACCGCCGAGAAGAACGGTGCGGAACGATGGCGCAACGCCATCGGCATCATCATCGACGGGCGCGTGGGAGCCCCCACCCTGGTCAACAGCCTCATCGACAAGGGCGTGTCCAAAAGAGTGATCGTGGTGCCGCGCCCTTCCGACGTGGCGGACGCTTGTTCGATGCTCGAACAGGCCGTGAACGACCATGGGCTTACCCATTTCGGCCAACCTCTGCTTGACGAGGCGGTGGGTCATGCGAAGCACAGGAAAATCGGCGACGGGTTCGGCTACGAGCCGTCCATGGAGAACATCGACGTGAGTCCCGTGGAAGCGGTGGCTCTCGCGTATTGGAACGTCAAGACTTCCAAACGTCATCCGGGAAGAAGAGCGAAGGCGGTGGCATTCTGATGCAGATTCCCAGTCTTGAAAACGTGCAGGTCGATAATCTGCCCGACGAGTGCCGAGAACCGTGGGATTTGATGATACGTCAATGGTCCCAGAAGCTCGAACGTAACCTTTTGCGCACCAAATACTACGACGGGCGCAACGAGCTTAAGAATCTGTCCATCGCCGTGCCGGACAGCATGGCGGGGATAAGCGAGGTCGTGGGCTGGCCGCAGAAATCGGTGGACGCTTTGGCCGACCGCATCGTGTTCGATGGTTTCGTCGGAGTCGGCGACGACAGCCGCGACCCGTTGGGTTTGGATTCGATTCTTTCAGACAACGACTTCGACGTGGAATTACCGCAGGCCATCCGCAGCGCGCTCACTCACTCATGCTCGTTCCTGAACGTGCGCAGCGCGGAACCCGAGGATGGTCTGCGCTCGAAGGTGTCCGTGTCGTTCCGTAGCGCGCTCTATGAGACCGGCCTGTGGGATTACGCCCGTCGCGGCCTGTCGGCGGCGTTGTCGATAACCGATATCGACCGCTCCCAGTACGCGCAGACGAACACCATCGTGCCTTCCGAGCTCATGCTCTACATGCCCGGCTACACGATTCGCATCCGCCGCACGCAATCAGGCCGCTATCATGCGGACGCTCCATGTAACACGTACATGGATCATGTGCCCGTGTACCTGATCCCCTACCATCAGGACCTGAACCGCCCCTTCGGCCGCTCGCGCATCAGCCGTGAGGTCATGAGCATCACCGACACGGCGGTGCGCACCATGCTGCGCATGGAGGTAAGCGCCGAATTCTATTCAAGCCCGCAACGTTACCTCATCGGCGCGGACGAGCCGCCCGAGGACAAGAACGGCAGGAAGCTGACCGGCTGGGAAGCCACCATCTCGAAGATGCTCAACATCAGCCTCAACGAGGACGGCCAGGCACCCGTCATCGGCCAGTTCACGCAGATGACCATGCAGCCGCACACCGACATGCTTCGCGCCCTCGCGGCACGCATGAGCGGCGCGACCGGCGTGCCGCTCAGCCAGTTCGGCGTGATGACGGATTCCGGCCCTTCTTCTTCGGAAGCGATCATGGCGGCGGAAAGCGAACTTGTCATCGAGGCGAAGAACGCCTGCCGCGCCATCGGCGTGCAGCTACGCAAGGCCGCGAGGGACATCGCCATCCTCAACGGCACCAGCGAGGACAGCGACGAGCTCAATCGGTTGCAGGTCAACTGGCGTGACCCCGAACGCCCATCGCAGGCCGCGCTCTCCGATGCCATCGTGAAGCAGGTGACGGCCATTCCATGGCTCGCCAACTCCGACGTGGTGTTGGAGAAGCTCGGCTACACGGATTCCGATATCACACGCCTGTTGGTCGACAAGCGCAAGGCCGAGACCCGCAGCGTGCTTGACTCCCTCGTGAACGGAGGCAATAAGGATGACGGACAACCGGCAACTGGACCAGCTGCAAGCCAGCCAAGCCAGAGCGGTGGAACTGGCACGCCGCGATCTGGCGAAACTGTGGGAGACGCTGCAACAGCTCAGCCCTGAATGGCAACGTGACATGCTACTCGACTACGTGCCGCAACTGGTCGCCAAATACGGCGACCTCGCGGCGCAGGCCGCCTATGAATGGTATATGCGCGTCCGTGGCGAATCGGTGCCCGACCCGTGGGAGTACGACCTGTCCGACTCGTTTCCCGGCGACGGCATCGACAAGACGATACGCTGGCAGGCCGGCCGCCTGTGGACCGACCCGCAGACCATGCAGGCGTATCTTGTCGGTGCGATGCAACGCTGGGTCATGTATTCGGGGCGTGAAACCATCGCACGCCTGTGCGAGCACGACCCGTCCGAACCCCGGTACGCGCGCGTGCCGAGAGGCGCGAAGACGTGCGCGTTCTGCACGATGCTCTGCTCGCGCGGCTGGGTGTACCGCAGCGAGAAGACCGCGAAATACGTCAAAGGCTCGTTCAGACTGTTCCACGACGACTGCGACTGCCAGATCGTGCCCGAATGGGACAGGGACCAAGCTCACATCGAGGGTTATGACCCTGACCGCATGTACTCGGAATACATGCACGCCCGCAGCCTCATCAAGAACGGCGGCCTGGACGACGACACCTATCGGATGATAAAGGCCACCACAAAAGGCAATCCCGACAATCCCAACGACCCGAACACGCTTGTCTACCTGATGCGCCGGCTTTACCCAGACCGATACAAGGACGGGTATGGAGTACCCAGACCGTCCCGTTCGCACTGAATTTTCCCCAACCACCCGCACGGGTGGTTTTTTATGCCCGAAACGGGCCCGAACCACAGGAGGAACCATGACCGAAGAGGCCAACGGTAACCAGCAGGCGGCATCGACCGAGAACGGAGCGAAGCCGCCCGAAATCGACTACGAGGCCAAATACAAGGAGGCCGTCGCCCATTCCCGCGAATGGGAGAAACGCGCCAAGGACAACAAGACAGCCGCCGACGAACTGCAACAGCTCAAGGAGGCCCAACTGTCCGAAGCCGAAAAGACAGCCAAGCACATCAAAGAGCTTGAAGCCAAGAACGCTGCCTACGAGGCGGAAAAACAGCAGAACGAATGGAAGACGCAGGTCTCCAAGGAAACCGGCGTGCCCATCGCACTGCTCCACGGCTCCACCCTCGAAGAAATGCAAGCCAACGGCAAGGCGCTCGCCGACTACATCGCCGAGAAGACCAAGCCGAAGGTGCACGCCTCCTCCGAATCCAACCAGCCTCCCGCGCCATCCGACACATCCGGCGATTGGCTTCGCGATCAGTTCCTCAAGCAGAAACGCAAATAATCCACCTCATAGAAAGAAGGTATGACGATGACTTCCAACGTGAACTCCATCATCACCAGCGGCGACCTCGGCGGCGGACTCATCCCCACCGAATACGCCACCCAGATTATCCAGGACGCTCCCAAGTCGAGTGTGTCCCTGACCCGTATGCGTCAGATTCGCATGAGCACCCGCACGCGCACGCAGCCGGTGCTTGACTCCAAGCCGATCGCCTACTGGGTGGGCGGTGATACCGGCCTGAAACAGACCACGAAGATGAAGTGGTCGGGCCTGAGCATCACGGCCGAGGAACTTGCGGCCATCGTGCCCATCCCCGAAGCCGTTATCGCGGATTCCGGCATCCCAATCTGGCCGGAGGTCATGCCGCGTCTGGCTTCCGCGCTCGGCTACAAGCTGGACCAGGCGACCCTTTTCGGCGTGGACAAGCCGTCCAGCTTCCCGGACGGCATCATCCCGCAGGCCATCACGGCGGGCAACACGTTCACCCAGGGCAAGGACCTCGCCAAGGACGTGGCCTCCATGGGACAGAAGCTCGCCGAACAGGGCTTCGCCATGAACGGCTTCGCCGGCAAGCCGGGCCTGAACTGGGAGCTTATCGGCCTGCGTAACACCAACGGCACCCCGATCTACGTGCCCTCGCTCGCCTCCGGCGCGCCGTCCACCCTCTACGGCTTCGATCTCAACGAGGTCGACAACGGCGCGTGGGATTCCACCAAGGCCGTGCTGCTCGGCGCGGACTGGTCGAACTTCGTGGTCGGCATCCGTCAGGACATCACCTACAAGATGCTTGACCAGTCGGTTATCTCGGACGATAACGGCAAGGTGATTCTGAACCTCGCCCAGCAGGATTGTGTGGCCATGCGAGTCGTGTTCCGCGTGGGCTTCCAGATCGCCAACCCGATCAACGACGTGCAGCCGGAC